CGACAATGTTGATACCTCCCACCATTTTACAGGTAGTTGGTATCTCAGTCACCACCCAGAGCATTATGCTCCTTCAGTCACGATAATTATCGAGACTGGTCTAACATGTTATGGATCTCCTTAAAGGAGGTTTCCTTAACACGTTTGAAAAGGCCAGTGTCGTTGGCATTGTTATGCCAAGCTATCGTATCACTCAAGGAGTCCTGAAGCTCATTTTCGTAGATCCTTAGATCTGCGACGGACCCTACTTGCCTTTGAAATTCCAGAGGGAATTCCATTGGTTTGTGGGTGGTTAGGAAGTAGCCGATCTTGTTGATCGCTACGGCTCCTAAACCATTCCGTTCCATATCTATGATGTACGAGAGCATCAGTACTCTGGGGCTCCCATGAAAGACGAGCGATCGTCCTTCGGCGGTCGACGGATTCAGACACAACCCTAGGGTTGCGAGAATTGTAGCTTCTGGCAAAGAAGTCCAGGAGCCCGTCGAACTCGCCCCTCTCAGAGAATCGAGTACGGTCAAGTAATGACCAAACTCTGACTTCGTTCCGATGAAAGCGAGAACTCCATCTTTTAACAAGATGGAATTCATAGCTTCCACTAAAGGAACGGAGACCTGAGAGGCCAGCTTCGTTTGGACCCACAATCCTGAGGTACTTTCGTACCGAAATAGGAAGCAGGTCATCGGCTGTTCTTGATGCATACCATAATCCTTTATTAAAGAGATTGTTGGATGTGTCTACTACAGCCTGGCACGAAGCCGGACTGTCGGCAATTAGTGTTCGAGGTTTAACCGGGGTAATGTCATATCCCCGGAAACCATCGGTGCCACAGGACTCTCTAAAGTGTCCGTCAACATAGCTTTTGGCTAGATTGACTTTCAACTGAAGGAGTTCCATGGCTCTCACTAATCGCTCGTACCCGTGCTTCGGAATGATGATATCATCACCGAAGACACGAACCTTGGTTCGATACTCTCTGAGTTTTGCCCAAGTGACTCTTTCATCGCCAAGGCTTGCGCCTAAAGCAATGCAAAGCATCACTAAGCTCATCACAGGGAATGTCGTAGCAGTACCTTGCGAGGCGAACTTCCGTAATGACAGGAAGGTCGAATCAAAAGAGACCTCGTCTCTAATGTACCTCGTACGCGCGGCGTGCAAAGCGAGTAGAACGGACTCATTCGTCCGAAACATTCGCTCCACGGTCCAACACGTAAGACGGTCACTAGCATCTGACAAATCGACAGTTGCTAGTTCCCGATCAAGGGAAGCTTTCAGAACCAACGAGCCTGATTTGCTCTGATCCTTAAAATCAATGAAGTGAACACCGAAGTGTTTACGACACTGATCAAAAAGGAAACGCAGGACGAGCTGTTGACACCATTGGTGTGCAACAGGTTCGGCTGCTATCAGTCGAGGACCTTTCGCGGTCTTCGGAACGCAAATCAGTCTGGCGGCCACCTCATGAAGGGGTGGACGCTCCGTCGGAGCACCTACGGTTTTACCGCAGGACTCATACGGAAAGGTATTCTGGAGCTTTGTTGGCCAATTGGGAAAGCATGATTTCTCATGCTGTTTAAGGGCACGGTATCTACCGTGCTCCCATACCCGCTCAGCTACTGCACCAGGGCCATGCCTAAAGCCTACGCCCAAACCACGTTCTTCCAAATAGCCACTAAAAGCTATAGGGTCGAGGTGGTCAAACGTAGAAAATATCAGATCCGCAACCTTTTGGATCTGATTGAGGAGACGTATGTCTTCTATCATTTGAGTCTGATCTGATTTACTGTATCCTTCATGGAACAGATCATCAGTACGCAGACGCATAGGATAGACATGGTTAATTGCCTCTGCAAGATGCAGAGAATCAATACCATTAAGACTGCGCCTATCCTCGCTCGATGTCTCTCCAGAATCTAATTCCGAGTCCTGTACCCCTTCGGGAACAGCACAAAGAAGAAGACTAGGATGAAACAAATCGCCACAGAAATGATGGCGATCTCCGGAATGTGATTGTCGCGAGCTGCGATTATCACTTGTTCCGGTGTCAGCGAGGCGGAGTTCGTCTTGTTCCCAGGTGAAACTGGGGCGACGAAGTTTCCGTTCGATGTCATGGTATTCTCCTACTTTCGCTTGGATGCGATCGTCGGAGCAGACCAACTCAATCCTTTTTCCGATAACTAAAAGTTGTCGAAGAAAGAAGAGAGCGTTGACATCTACCTCATGCCTTAGGCAAGAGTCTCTGTCAAACACCTTCAACCATAGTCCCGAGAAAAGTCTCGGCACCTTGGTCTTGGAAGACACAGGCGTTGATAACGCCCCTTCCAAAGTTAGGAAGCCAACCTCCAAACCCTTCAAGAGAAGGGATTCGAGGGCTGGTAGGTCTAGGGTGAAAACCCCTAAACCTCGAGTTTGACAGTAAAGGGTGAGCCGACTGAAATCTTTCAGTAAACTTCCCTTTAGCTCTGGGTACGTCCTCCAGATATCTTCACAGATACCGGAGACGACATGGAGTAGAGCATTAACTTGGCTTTTCATCTAATCTCCTATTAAGAGGTTCAGATCCAAGCCACAGGTCCGCTCAGAAGTCGCTTCGAGTTTCTCTCCTAATAGTGGGAGCCGACCAATCTCTCGATTGGCCGACCCCCCCATCTGATCCCCCCCTCACGGGTGGAATCATATTAGGACTCGAAGTTCATCAGCTTGTCGATGTTTGCGCTCGTCAAGAACGCAAATAGCCCCAACGCATCGTTCCGAGGGTCAGTGAGGGTATCACCCCGCTGATTTTCGATAACGGCGTACTGCTTTCTAACAGTAGAAAGCGTAGCTGGAGCCACCGGAAAGACCGTATGGACAAGTTCGGCATTGTGACGATCAATCGTCACATTCCGCTTCTTGTCAGTATACGAGCTATTCCGAATGTTGAGCCGGAACTCTTCCGTAGCAGTCCGATACATATATTCCGAGGAATATTTGTCTTGGTTGATACGAACGAGATTCTTGGCCACCGCATTGATGGTGACAACTGCAGGATCTGCGAACATGTAATCTACTCCTTGGCTTGCTTCGCCAGCACCATTGCTGGCTGTATTGAGGCAAATACTAACGCCTCGTTACTGCTAACGAAGCAAGTATGCCCATTTGATTCCCGCTGAGAAACGGGAAATGAGCAGTAGGAACAACGATACCTGGAATACGCTCATAATCCTCAACTCGGTATGTACCTTCACTCATTTCGTGTTGGTCCACCCGTAGATGAGGTATGGCGATTTCAGATATGGTGTGCTTGACAATTATACATTGTTCAAGGACTGCAGGAATCAAATTACGTCGGGTTTTAAGAAAATTCCCGAGATTTGTCCCGTAGTCGATTAGCCAAGACCATGGAACTGCCTCCCATAGGGCGGCAAAATCTATGTTCATGCCTGTTACGGCACGCTTAGCTAATCCTACCAACTCTGGTCGTGTATAGTTGAAAAAGTCGGGGGCAGGACGCCACCGACAATGTCCTCTAATTACACGAGCGGCTTTCCTTGGAGTGCTACTTGCTAAGTAACAATCCGCGGATTGCCACACCACGAAGAGGCTATCACTAGCATCCAAGCGGGCCAGATCCACGTTCTTTCGAAGACCTTTGGGACTTTTTGCGAGTTTGTCTATTTCCTTCATCCGGCGATTAACCTGATCTTGGAAATTGACTAACTTGCAGAGATCACCGATTAGAGGAGCGAGAGCGAAACTATATGTTAAGTTCCCGCTTCCTAGATCACGCCATAAATTTCCGGAATGGAGATTTATCTTGTGATCCTTAAACAATTTCATGGAGTCTTTACCCCATGTATGTAAAAGACCGGTGACATCACCCATTTCCAGTACATTTGCTACCACGTCCACATAGGAACGTGATGGATTTGTCCTGGCAACAGCCTCAGTGCTATATGCAGCTAGAGGCTTTTCTTCGAAAAATGACATTATGTGAGGCATTTGCCCATTATTTAATGCATCAGCCGGATATTGATTAAAAGTGGCGACCCAATAGCCGCCATCATAATCACTCTGGATGACACCACCCTCGATAGAGAAGTGGTGAGCATTAAATGGAAGACAGTCACCCTCGATCTGGTAATGATCTTGGGCTGTGTCTTGGGTTTTAATGACCCCGTTCCTATAAACAGGACTGTTGAAACGAGTACGAGTTCCAGTTGGAAACATCGTAGTTGTTCCGCGGTTCCGTATAGGCATAACGTCAGTTCCTACTAGAGGGAGGTCTTTCTGAATGCGCAAAAACGCGCACACTCAGTCGGACTGTGAGCAGGGTTAAGCAC